GTATAGAAGCAATGAAAGCCTATCAAAAAAGATGGGATGACAAAAATCAATGTTTCAGAAATAAACCTTTACACAACTTTGCCTCACACTGCGCTGACGCTTTTAGAACTGGCGTTGTTGGAGGTGGTATTGAAATGACAGATTGGAAATCAACAATAGACGTAAACACAGATTACATTATTTAAACTATGGCAAAAATATCAAATACAGAATTAAGATTTATTATTAATAACGAAATTAATAACGCACTAGGATTTTTAGGTGGAGAGCTTTCTTCACAAAGAAAAAAATCTATTGAATATTATTTAGGTGAAAAATTAGGAACAGAAATAGAAGGTCGTTCTCAAGTTGTTTCAACAGATGTTTCAGATACCATTGAAACCATCTTGCCAAGCCTAATGAGAATTTTTACAGCATCTGACCATACGGCAAAATGCGAACCGTTCAAAGCCGAAGATGTGGCGCTAGCAGAACAAGCAACAAATTATATCAATTATGTTTTTAATAAAGACAATCCAGGTTTTCATATTTTATATACTTGGTTTAAAGATGCTTTATTAGAGAAAAATGGAATTGTTAAAATTTATTGGTGTGATGAGAAAAAAGTTTCTCAAGAAACATATAAAAATTTAAATGATACTGAATATCAAGTTTTAGTTAATGACGACAATGTAGAAATTGTTGAGCATGAAGAATTTGACGATGAAGCTGCTGAAGAACAGATAGAGCAAATGGAGAAACTTGCGCAGATGCAAGGACAAGAAATTAATATTCCAACTCCTAAAATGCATAATGTGGTTATTAAAAGAATGTCTAGCGGTGGAAGAATTAAAATTGAAAACGTTCCACCTGAAGAATTTTTAATTGAAAGAACAGCCAAGTCTATTGATGATGCAAACTTTGTAGCTCACAGAACAGTTAAGACTAGATCAGAATTGATTGAAATGGGTTACGACCCAGATATTGTTGCGCAACTTCCAGCAACTCAAATTGTTTTATATAACAATGAAAGATTAACTAGATTTAAAGATGTAGATGAATATCCTTATGACCAAACTCCAGATGAATCTACAGAGAGTGTTGAGTTGTATGAATGTTACGTCAAAGTAGATTATGATGGTGATGGCGTAGCAGAACTTAGAAAAGTAACGGTGGCTGGAGATGCAGCTTATGAAATGTTGGACAATGAACCAGTAGATCATATTCCTTTCTGTTCATTAACTCCAATTCCAATGCCACACAGATTTTATGGTCGTTCAGTTTCAGAATTAGTTCAAGATGTACAGTTAGTAAAATCAACTGTTATGCGTCAGTTGTTAGACAATATGTATCTAACAAATAATAATAGAGTTGCCATTATGGATGGTATGGTTAACTTAGATGACCTACTAACATCAAGACCAGGTGGAGTGGTAAGAACAAAACAACCGCCTTCACAAGTCATGATGCCAATGCAATCTCAAACGATTTCGCAACAAGCATTTCCATTATTAGAATACTTAGATACGGTTAGAGAAACAAGAACTGGGATTACAAGATACACTCAAGGTTTAGATGCAGATGCATTAAATAAAACAGCAACTGGCGTTAATACTTTGATGAACCAAACGCAAATGCGTTTAGAATTGATTGCTAGAATCTTTGCTGAAACTGGTGTTAAAGATTTATTTAAAAGAATATTTGAATTATCCGTCAAGTATCAAGACAAAGAAAGAATTGTAAGATTAAATAATCAATACGTTCCAGTACAACCTACAGAATGGAAAGACAGATATAATGTTACGATTACGGTTGGTATTGGTTCTGGTTCTAAAGAACAACAATTAGTTTTATTAAATCAAATTTTAGAAAGACAATTACAAGCGTTCCAATTACAAGGTGGTAGAGAATACCCAATGGTTGCTTTAAAAAATATTTATAATACGCTTTCTAAAATGATTGAGAACGCAGGACTTAGAAATGTAGAAAATTATTTTGTCAATCCTGATGTGGGTCAGAGAATGGTACAACCACCTCCACCTCCACCGGTAACACCAATTGAGAAAATTGAATTTACTAGAATTGATTCTGAGAACAAACGTAAGCAAGCTGAACTTGAACTTAGAATTAAAGAATTACAAGCTGATAATGCTAAATCATTACTTGAATTTGAAACGAAGATTAAAGAATTAGAATTAAAATATAATGCTCAAATTGATTCTGCTGCAATTAAAGCTGAAGCAGATTTAAATAAAGCAATTTTAGCAAATCAAGGTAAGGCATTTACACAATCACAACAAGCAGCGATGAATTTGCAACAACAAATTCAAGGATTAGATGAACAAAGACGAACAAGGCAAGTTGAACCAGGAAGTGAACAGATCACACAAGGCGAAACTGATATTGGAGAACCCAATATTTAAAGAATCATTAGAAGAATTAAAAAAATTATATACGACAAGTTTATTTAATACTGGCGCAAAAGAACAAGACACCAGAGAAAAACTTTGGTTAGCGTATAATGTGGTTGGAAAAGTAGAACAACACATTCAACAAGTTTTAGATACTGGAAAATTAGCTAGTAAACAGCTAGAAGATTTCAGGAAAGAAGAAAAATCTAAGAAATTCTAACAGCAGTTAGGATAGGCTAACCCCAAATGGGGAGCTTCAATCATAACAAACGGAGTAAATATGTCAGACAATCAAGCTAACCCTGTTCAGGGAGCTGAAACTGATTTGCAAAGTGCTGCAAAATCAATAGAAGGTTTATTGACAGGAAGTCAAGAACCTAAAAAACAAGAACAAGTTTCTCCTGAACCACAAAAAGAGGAATTATCGCAAGATAGTCAACCTCCGGTACAGGAACAATTGGAAGAAGAAACAGAACAGCAAGTTTCTGAAGAAGCTTCCGAAGAAGTATCTCAAGATGAAAACTCTGAGAATCAAATACAGGAACAAGATTCCACCTACAAGGTCAAAGTTGCAGGTCAAGAATTTGATGTTACCCTTGATGAACTAAGAGCAGGTTATTCAAGAGATGCGGACTACCGTAGAAAGACGGAAGAACTTTCATCTGAAAGAAAAAACTTCCAGGCTGAAGCGGAAAAACAAAGGCAAGACTATTCCCAGAAACTCAATGAGTTAAATCAGGTCATGGCTTTGGCACAAGAACAATTAAATTCTGAATTTAAAAATATAAATTTAGAACAATTGTACGAAGAAGACCCAACAGAAGCTGCTAAGATTGAACATAAAATGAAAAAGAAACAAGAAAAGCTTCTTGAATCTTTTCAGAAAATAAAATCTGAACAGCAAAAACAATTTCAGCAAGTTCTTGAAGAACAACAAAGGATTTTGGTAAATAAAATACCAGAATTTTCTGATTCTGACAAAGCAAACAAGTTGAAAACAGATATGAGGTCATATTTACAATCTTATGGTTTTAAAGATCAAGAGATTGGACAAATTTATGATCACCGTATCGTTATGTTGGTCAATGATGCTATGAAGTACAGGAATTTTCAGAAAGCTAAACCCAATTTAGCTTCTAAAATGCAAAAACCTGGAAAAATGTTATCAAGTGGTGTCAAAAAGACTAAATCTGATGAAAACTTTGCGAAAAGAAGGGAAAAGTTAAATCGTCTAAAGAAAACTGGTAGCATCCATGATGCTCATAATGTTTTTTTAGATATGATAACAAACAAAAACAAATAGGAGTATAATACTATGACACAAATAAGTGGTACTTATAGTACATATGACGCTGTTGGAGAAAGAGAAGATCTTTCTGATGTTATTTATAACATTTCTCCAACTGATACGCCTTTCATGTCAAGCATCGCAAAAACAAAAGCAACTGCTGTAAATCATGAATGGCAATTAGACTCATTAGCTGCTGCGGCTGATGACAATGCACAAGTTGAAGGTGATGAAGTAGGTTTCTCAGCACCAAGCTCAACAACAAGAAAAGGTAACTACACTCAGATTTCAACTAAATCTGTATTAGTTACTGGAACGTTAGATGCAGTAAACAAAGCTGGAAGAAATTCTGAGCTTGCTTACCAAATCTCTAAAAGATCAAAAGAACTTAAAAGAGATATGGAAGCTTCTTTAACTGCAAACAACGCACCTGTAGCTGGTGATGACTCTAATGCTAGAGAACTTGCTGGTTTAGGTTCTTGGTTAAAGACAAACCAATCTGCAGGAGCTACTGGAGCTGCTCCAGTTGTTTCTGGTGTAAACGCTAGAACAGACGGAACTCAAAGAGCTTTCACAGAAGATCAATTGAAATCAGTTATCAAGTCCGTATGGGACAATGGTGGTGATCCTTCAATGATCATGGTTGGTTCTTTCAACAAGCAAAAACTATCTGGTTTCACTGGTGGTTCAACTAGATTTGATCCAGCAGAAAACAAAAGGCTAGTTGCTGCCGTTGATGTTTACGAATCTGACTTTGGTGCTATGCAAGTAACACCTAACAGATTCCAGAGAGCTAGAGATGCTTTCGTAATCACTCCAGATTTATTCGCTGTTGGGTTTTTAAGAGATTTTGCTCTTGAAGACTTAGCGAAAACTGGTGATGCTATGAAGCAATTCTTAGTTTGTGAATACACACTAGAATCAAGAAACGAAGCTGGGTCAGGAATTATTGCTGACTTAACAACTGCGTAATCTTTGATTATGAATAGTGGGGGAGCAATCCCCCACTAAATAAACCTTTCGTTTGGTCTTTGAAGTCAATCAAGGCGGAACGAAGCAAACAAAGGAAAAAACTATGAGAACACTTAATGATTATTTCTTAACGGTTAAAATGGATGACGTATCTACAGCAGGTTCTGTATATGTCGTTGCTCCAGATGGCGGTAAGATTATAAAAATCCAATCAGTAATTGATGGTACTATCGCAACAGCAGATGCTGCTATCACTACTGAAATTAACGGTACTGCTGTAACTGGTGGAGCAATTACTATCGGTTATGACGGTTCTCTTGCTGGTGATGTAGATTCTGCTGAGCCAACTACTGCAAATTCCGTTGAAGAAGGTGATGTAATAGAGATTATTACAGATGGTGCTTCTGCAAATACTGTAGCTGCAACATTCACAATTATTATTAGAAGATAATAATATTTAGGGGGTGGAAACACCCCCAAAAATAAGTATAGATTAATTTAATTAGGAGAAAAAAAATTATGGCTGGAAACTCAACTGATCCACTATTCGCTGTTGTATCAACTGAAAAGTTATCTTACACAGGCACAGCAGACCAAAGTGCTGCTTTTGCAAGTGGTATTCATCATATTAGAATTGTAGCAACATCTGATTGTCATTATGCAATTGGTGCAAACCCAACTGCAACTGCTAATGACACTTACTTACCTGCTGACACTGTAGAAAAAATTAGAGTCAATCAAGGTGAAAAGATTTCTGTTGTTCAAAACTCTGCTGGTGGAGATGCTTTTATTACTTCTTTGTCTAAGTAATGGCAAAAAAAGCAAAAGGCTTTGGAGTAGATACTTACGAAAAAAAGAAAAAGAAAAAACGTAAAGGTCAACTCTCTAAAAGACCTAATAAAAAATACACTAGAAAAAAAAGTAGAGGACAAGGAAAACCATGAGCAAAAGATTTGTAGAAAAAGATGGTTTAATTACAACAACCTTTCATGGCGATGATACAAATAGACAAGTCGTTATAGAAAGAAATGTAAATTATAAACCTATCATTGAACACAATAAAAAGATGTACACTCATAATGATGGGTATTCCAAGTCAAGAGATTTAAAAAGAGTAGCTAGTATTCCTACATTAGTTTTAGAACTATGGACTAAAGAATATAATGGTTCAGGAAACTGGTTTGCTCTTTCAAAAGAAGAACAACAAAAAATTCTAAAAAAGAAACTTAACTCAAGTGAGTTTCAATATTTTAGAACAGCACCAGGAAGATTATAATGGCACTAAATACTTACACTGCACTGAAATCAGCAATTGCAAATTGGTTAAACCGTTCTGATTTAACAGATGAAATTGCAAATGATTTTATTGTTTTAACAGAAGCTGATTTTAACTCTAAATTAAGAGTTAGAAAAATGATTACAGAATCAACTATTACGATTGATGCTGAAACAGAAGATTTACCAACTGGATTTTTACAGATAAGAAATTTTTACATTCAATCAGGCGGAACTAAATATCCTTTAAAATATGTAACACCATCACAAATGGATTCTATTAAAGGAACATCTACTACTGGTATGCCTGAAGCTTATACCATATTAGGTGATAAATTAAGATTCGCACCAAGACCTGACTCCACTTACACATCTACTATGAATTATTATAAAAAGTTTGATGCGTTATCAGCTAGTAATACAACAAATTACATTTTAACTGATCACCCATCTATTTATTTATATGGTGCATTATATCATGCGACTAACTTCTTAGGTGGAATTGATAAAGCTTTAGTTGCTAAATGGGAACAAATGTATGGAACAGCTTTAGAAAGATTAGAAAGAAATGACAGAGAAGATCAATTCTCTGGTTCACCTTTACAAGTTCGTTCTGAAGATACTATTTCTTCTAACTTTGGAGGAAGATAATGCAACTCAAGTTTGGCGAATGGTTACCGGATCAACCACCGCATAACAATCCAGGTGCAAATGTTGCAACCAATGTTTACTTTGCAAGAGATGCTTATAAAAGATTTCCCTCATTAGTTAATTATTCTTCCAATAATATTGGTGATGATTGTAGAGGGGGTGGTTCATTTAGAGATGGCTCTGGAAATGTATTTAATTTCGTTGCAAACAATACTGACATTTATCAATTAGATGGTGGAACTTTTACTTCAAGAAAAGGTTCTTTAACAGGAACAGATACAGACTTTTGGACATTTACTCAGTTTGGTAACTATGTCATTGCAAGTAATGGTGTAGATGCACCTCAATATTATTTAATGGGTACATCAACAAACTTTGCAGATTTATCTAGTATTGCAACGGATGGAACACCTCCTGTATTTAGAGTATCAGGAGTTATAAGAGATTTTTTAGTTACAGGTAACCAAGCAACAAACACAAACAGAGTTCAATGGTCAGGTATCAATGATATTGGAACATGGAATCCTGGAGCAAAGAACGCTGACTTTCAAGACTTACCAGGTTCAGGTGGAGAGATTGTAGCGATTACCTCTGGAGAGATTGGTTATGTTTTTAGGCAAAACCAAATAGTTCGTATGGACTTTGTAGGTGGCGCAACGATATTTAGATTTTCAGTGATCTCACCGAATAGGGGTGCTGTTTATGGTCAAAC